GGGGGAGCCGCTGGTGGTACAAATGGTTCTAGTGGGATTTCTGGGTCAAACACCTCTTTTGGTTCTGTCACATCGACCGGTGGTGGGTTCGGAGCCGGATACCACGACTCTCAACAGAGGCCCGGTGGCGAAGGTGGTTCGGGTGGTGGAGCCGGATGTAATACAGGAACAGGAGGAACAGGAACCGCCAATCAAGGCTACAACGGCGGCTCAACCGGCAACCCGAACTATTTTTCGGGTGGTGGAGGAGGCGGCGCAGCGTCGGTGGGAACCATCGGCAACTCCAATACTGGCGCAGCAGCAGTAGCCGGAGGAACAGGAGTGAGTTCGTTGATTACTGGTTCGTCGGTTGCACGAGCAGCCGGTGGGCGTGGCGGCGGTTTAGGAAACGCAGCATCAAGTAACGCGACCGCTAACTCCGGCAACGGGGGTGACGGCTCAGGGCAAAATGGGGTCGCTGGTTATGCTGGCGGTAAGGGTGTCGTCATCGTCCGATACCTCAAAACACAACGATAAACAGGAGCAACAATGGCTTACTTCGCAGAAATCGACAACACAAACACAGTCACCCGTGTCCTCGCCGTACCCGACAGCGAACAAGACCGAGGCCAAGACTTCCTTGCTATCGACCTCGGCTTGGGTGGCACCTGGATACAAACTTCATACAACACTCGTGGCGGTGTCCACACGAACGGTGGCACCCCACTCCGCAAAAACTATGCCGGTATCGGCTACACCTACGACGCAGGGCGAGACGCTTTCATCCCACCGAAACCATTCCCATCATGGCTACTTGACGAAACCACCTGCCTATGGGACGCACCCACCCCATACCCGACAGACGGTGCAATGTACCGATGGGATGAAGACACCCTCGCATGGGTCGCCGTCGAATCACCAGCCTGATTTCGTTCACGGCAGGTTCCGTGTTGACTGCGATCCTGCTCATCTCATACGCCTCATACGACACACTCAGGAGAATCGAACATGACTAAGCCCCGCCAATACACCGGCAACAAAGACCCGCACCCGAAAGCGCGTCCCGGCACAATCCGTTTCCAAGAAACAATGGCGTTCCTGTTCGGCATGAAAAACCTCGGTATCTTCGCCAACCGTCCGGTGCGTAGCAGTAAGCCGAATCCGCCTCTGAGTGTTCATGCGACTGGGCGGGCGTGTGACTTGGGTGGCACCGCCGAACAGATCGTGAAAGCAATCAACTTCCTGTATGACAATCGGTACGACTTGGGTATTGAGGAAATCCACGACTACGGCAACCGTGTCATCCCTGGCGCGCATGGTGCCGGGTATCGTTGCGACCGTGATTTGTGGAAGGCGTACGACAAGCCGACGATCGGTTCGCCCGGTGCAGGATGGGTGCATTATGAGATCAGCCCGGAGTTGGCGGACAACGCTGCGAAGGTTGATGCTGCGTTCAAGAAAATCTTGGACGCTGCCGCCGCTAAGTAATGCGGATATGGCGGGTTGCCCCATTTCTGGCCTGCCTGTTTCTGTCTGCGATCCCTGCGAAAGCGTCTGATCGTCTGCCGGTTGTCGGCCCTACCGATTTTCATTTCGTGTTATCGGAGCCTGCGGTGTTCAAGGCTCGCGCATATGCGATCGAGCATGGTATTGATTCGATGCTCTGGTTGTATGACGGGGCGGGGAATCTGGTTGCTGCGAATGATGATTGGTTTGGGTTGGATTCGTGGTTGGAGGTGCCGGTCGAGGCTGGCGTGTATCGGTTGAGGGCGGGGGTGTGTTGTGGTGACCCTGAGGGGTGGTATGGGGAGTCGTATGAGGTGGAGTTGAATACGGTTCCGGTTGATCCGACTTCGACGACGGTTCAGGAGACGACGACAACTTCGGAGCCGGTGGTGACGGAACCTCCGGCGACTGAGGTGCCACCGGATACTGATGCTCCGCCAACTGATCCGCCTGCGACTGACCCTCCGCCGACTGACCCGCCCGTAACGGAACCGGAAACCACTACAACAAGTGACGCCCCAACCACAACAAGTGAACCCGCGCCCACCACCACGGAGCCTGCCCCACCACCCGTCATCCCACCCCAACCAGAGGAACCAATATGGATACCACCCACTCCGGATACTGTGCCGGCCCCCGACTTGACGGAACCTGCTGCGACGGAGCCTTCCGTGAGCGAACCGGATTCGACGGAGGTTCCTGCCTCCACGAATGTTGTGACCGAGGACTCTGCGAGTGTCCCTTCTGTTTCCGAGACTGCCCCATCTGCGGAACCGGAACCGTCCCCGGAACCGGAACTGTTGCCGGAACCTGAACCAACCCCCGAACCCGGTATCCCCACCGAACCTGGTGTCGTGGAACCTGACGCTACGTTGCCACCATTGGTGCCTGAAACGCCGTCTGACGCGACCATCTCAGCGATCGTGCCTCCACCCCCCGCCGACGCCCCAGAAGCCGAGAAACGGGCGTTCGAAGAACAAGTCAACATTTTCGCTGGTGGCTACGACGACTACGTGCCAGCGGGTTCTACCGTCACGGTCGCTCAAAGGCGTACAATAGTAGCGGCAACAATCGCTGTCAGTTCCGTACTGCCAGGGCCGGCACCGTCTAGGAAGCGCAAATGAAACTGTGGAAAATCCTCCTACAAGCAGGCGTTATGACCGCTGGCCTGGTACTTGTCTTGATCACCTTGTCTGGCACGACCCAGACGATCGGCATCTGGATTGCGGTAATATCTGTAGTCCTGTTCATTTTAGACCTGATGTTCGATGAGGATGATTCTGATGATTGACGACGACAAGCCCGCCCGCAAACCCCGCCCCCGTCTCGGAGCCGAAGAAATCCAGGCTCGTACCAGGGCAATCCTCATTCTCACCCTCGCCGGCGTCCTCGGATTCTCCGTGTTGGCAATCCTGTTTTCGGTGATGTTCATCAATCAGCCGATGGAACAAGCCCCGAACGACGCCGCTTTCCTCCAGATCCTCGAACCGTTGATGTTCTCGATCGGTGGCGCGCTAACCGGTCTTGCTGCTGGTGCCGCCATGTCAAAGTCTGACGACGAGTGACATCATGGAAGCCTGGTGGGTGCCGGTTCTAGTCGCTACTATTGGCGGCCCCGTCATGTGGTTCCTGCATCGTTTCGACCAACGAAACACGGAACAACACGGCGAAAACCAGCAAGTGTTGACCCGCATCGAAGGTAAGATCGAACGTCTCGACGAACGGGTAGACAGCCACATCGAGTGGCACACCCACAACAAATAACCCCAGCCCACAACCTATTTTCAGAGAGGGTGCTTGACATTGGATGCAAGCCTTAGTCCACTTATCCCCGAAATCGTGTATTACCTGAGTAGGGTAATGCCCAGGGGTCAGCAAGAAGCCGACGAGATCGTTGGGCTGATTGCTAGATTGGAGGATTATGGGACTCGCAGAACGGCTCTCACAGGAGCCGGTGTTGCACCAAAACAAATGTTCGGTCGGAAGGCTTCTTGACGATCTGAGCGAAATCGAGTCGGTTGCGTTACAAGACGCGATCGACAAGATCAGGTCAACATCGAGTGATGCTCGCCGTAGCAGACGCCATTCGTACACGGTGTCTTGGTTGACGGAACAACTTGTCGCTGAGGGCTATGCCATGCAGCGGCAGACGGTGGGTCGTCACGTTGGAAGGATGTGCGCTTGTGGGTCTTGACGCTCGACTTTCTGTTCCGCCGCCTGCACCTAGCCGCGAGACGTTGGGTCGGCTGGCAGCGTTATTGGAACGCCAAGGAATATCCGTTGACGAGATCGGCAAAATCCAGCGGGTGTCCGTCTATCAGTCACTCACGAAAAACGAGGACGGTGACGCGGAAATTCATGATCTGCTCGGTGTCCAGTTCTCTCCTGCTTGGGAACAGGGGCCGGAGTGGGATACGGTGCGTCAGGGGCCAGCATCTAAGGTGACGGTACGTCTGCCGAAACCGGAACCGAAACCGGATGGCTATGAGACGGCGGTCGTTTTGCCTGATATGCAGATCGGTTATTTCCGTGGACGTGACGGCGATCTGGAACCCACTCACGACGAGCAGGCGATTAGCGTGGCGATGCAGATCATTGCTGCGGCTCAGCCGGAGAAGATCATTATGGTGGGCGACAATCTTGATGCCCCAGAGTTCGGCAAATATCGGCTAAGTACCGCTTTTGCCCTAACAACACAAGCCAGTATTGATCGTGCTACCGAGTTGTGTTTTACTTTGCGGGCTTTGGCCCCTAATGCGGAGGTGGTTTGGATTGCCGGTAATCACGAGGAACGAATTTCCAACGCGACCTTGGACAATTTGCGGGCGGCGTACGGTATCAAGCGTGGTCTTGCACCTGACTCTTACCCCGTACTATCTCTACCGTTTCTGCTACGAATGGACGAAAGCGAGATTGAATACAGGCCGGGTTACCCGGCTGGTTCCTACTGGATCAACGAACGCTTGCGTGTCATACACGGCGACAAGGTTGCCTCCGGGGGTTCAACGGCACACAAGTACCTTGCCAACTCAAAGACGTCAGTTATTTACGGCCACATACATCGTCGAGAATGGGCGGAACGTAGCCGCGAAGATTTCGATGGGCCGAAAACGATCTTGGCGGCCAGCCCTGGGTGTCTTGCGCGATGTGATGGCAGCGTTCCGTCTACGAAAGGCGGCATCGACTTGGAAGGGCGACCGCTTCCGATAGTGGAGGACTGGCAGCAAGGTGTCGGGGTTGTCACCTATCAGCCTGGTGACGGAGAGTTCTGGTACGAGCAGGTGCCGATCCATTCGGGTCGGGCCTGGTGGCGGGGTAAACTGTTCGCGTGCCCAACGTCGATGATTTCGTAGAATGTGTAGAGTGCGGAGCCGAATATGACCGACGAGAACGAAGATGCCCAGAATGCGGAGGAAAGAGCCGTATGGGAACGGGGAAACGGCGATAACTTCGACCCCGATGATGGACAGTGGACCCTTGTTTTAGTGCAATGGGTTGACGCTCATAGCGGCGACGAAGGACCAGGGTGGACAGACACCGAGAACTATGTGCCGGGGCCTTGCGTCCCGATGACGGTCGGCTGGATTTGGCCTGACTGCAAACCCGGTTATCTGACGCTGTGCGGCACGGTTATGAATACCGCGTTCGAACCGGAAACCGTTTCTGGCGTGGAACATATCCCTTTGTCATGCGTGACTGCGGTTTACTCTATGCACTACGCAAGACCGATCGACCCGTTTACGGAAGAGATTGACGGATGACTTGACACACGGGTGCAACACCCGTATGTTACGACTGGTGGGTACAACAGAAAGGAAGGAACCCCGATGGGTAATCTTATTCGTAAGCCACGTCACGGCTCGACCGAATGGTTGATGCTGCGACACCGAGATGAAAACGGCAATGCCGTGATCTCAGCATCCGACGCTGCCGCTGTGCATGGTGAGCATCGGTTCAAAACGAGACACCAGTTGTTCGCAGAGAAACTGCTGCCCGAACCGCTTGTGTCAATCACGAACGAAGCAATGGATCGAGGCAACCGTCTCGAACCAACGATCCGTAACTGGGCTGGCGACAAACTCGACTGTCGTCTCGTCGAACCGTCGTATATGTATGCGATCGAACATGACGGGTCACCGATGATCGCCACTTTGGATGCGGTAGACGAATGGTCATACGAGAACGATCCGACCCAACCGAAACTGGTGGTCGAAATCAAAACGTACAACCGCGAGTGGGATGGCACGCTGCCCCGCTACTGGTATTGGCAAGGTGTTCAGCAGGCGTTGTGTGCGAACGTGAGCGCAATCACGTGGGCTGTGTTTGACTCCACGTTGAGTCTGCATTTGTATGAGCAGCCGGTGTCGCAGGAAGAAAAACTGGAACACATCCGTGCGGTACAGGACTTCGTGTTCTGGTTGCGGTTGGGTGAACCGAACCCGGAGTGGCCCGCATCGTACGACGACATTCAGATTTCGTTTCCTGAGGCGCGTGGCGAGGTGGTGGACATCACCCCGCACGCTCATCTGCTTGCCGAGTTACGTGACGTGCAGTTCCAGAAGAAGGAACTGGGTGTGATCGAGGACGAGTTGAAAGCGAAGATCGCTGTCCTGTTGGGTGATGCGGATACGGGTGTGGTTGATGGCGAACCGGTTGTGACTTGGAAGAATCAGTCTCGGTCGTCATTCGATGGCAAGGCTTTGCTGAAGAAGCATCCTGATATTTATGAGGAGTTCACAAAAATTAGTTCGTTCCGCGTTTTGCGCGTGAAAGGAGACAAGTAATGGCTGGTCGGTGGGAATTTCCGAACTTTGATCCGTGGGATTGGGACGAGTCCGGTGAAAATGATTTGACTAGGGAAGCACGAAAGATGATCTACGAGGATGCCCCGTTAGACAAAGAGGTCCTGCTCATGTTGGTGTTTGATTGCGTGTTCTGCCACATAAGGATTGATGCCCTTAGGGATCGTGGGCTGAAAGCAAAGGTTCGCAAATTGTTGCGCGTGAAAGGAGACAAATAATGCCGCTTGTTGTCAAACAAAAGGGCGCGTACGATTGCCCCGTATTCATATGCTTTGACTGCGGTGAAGAAATCACTGGCAAAGGAAACATGGTGTGGGCATACGAGGATGGGGCGATGACCCCAGAGTTCGTTCACAAACCGGAAGACAGCCCGGAATGCGATTCGAACACGGACATTTACCCGTACTCGTGCGACATCAACGATGCTCTCGACTACCTGACCGTCAATTTTTCTGGCAATTTTGCAGGGGTGGAAAATGATTCGTGACGCCCAAGCGGCAACCATCGCACGTGACGAGGCAATTGAACGTGGCTGGCAAAACTCCGCAGATAAGTTCAAAGACGAGGCAATCAAAGCAATCGTAGTTATCTCAGAAACAGAAGACGAGTTCACCACAGATGACGTGTGGTCGTATTTCGAAGACAACAAAATCGTTCTCACTCACGATGGTCGCGCTCTCGGTGGTGCGATGAAACGAGCAGAAGCGTTGGGGTTGATTGCTCCGACCGATAGATTCGTTTCATCGGACCGCCCGGCGTGCCATCGCCGCCCGGTTCGTGTGTGGGAATCAACAAGGAAAGGAATCCGATAATGGAAAATTGGGAACAGCAGTCAAAGCAACTCCGCGAGGTGCTCGACAAGTACGGCACCCCCGACCCGAAGATCGTCGGCAAACTACCCAAGGGTGGAATGACGCTCGATTTTGTCGGCCATGCGGACGTCAACAAAGCCCTGATCGAGATCGACCCGTTGTGGACGTGGCAGCCGGTGGCATGGGACGACGAAGGAATGCCCAAGATCAAGGTCGCTAACGGTGTCGCAACAATGTGGGGCATCATGACCATTCACGGCAAGCAGATGCTCGGAGTTGCAACCGTGCAGGCTAACAAGCCGGACTTGTACAAAGAACTGGCAAGCGATTTCATTAGAAATGCTGCGATGCGTTTCGGCATCTACCTGTCGTTGTGGACAAAGAACGAATGGGAAGATGCTGCAATCTCACCGAAAGCACCCAGTCGCAAACCGAAAGTTGAAGACGCATCCGAAGATCCGATGCGCCCCGCCCACCCTGACGCCATCAAAAAGTTTATTGAGGTGTGCGCCAAGGACAACCTCGACCACGATCAGGTGGCCGACCATGCTGGCGTCAACCTCGCTGGCATTGTTTCAACAGGCGATCTCGTGAAACTGCGAGACTCCTACAAGACAATGAAAGGACAGAAGTGAATCACATCACTGTCATCGGCAACGTCGGACGGCAACCTGAAGGGTTGAAGTACACGACAAAGACTGCGGTACTGAACTTTTCGATTGCTGACACGCGCGGCAAGGACGATCAGAAAAAGACATCGTGGTACGACATCGTCGTTTTTGGCGAGCAGGCTGAATCAGTCGTGGAACACATCAACAAGGGCGATCGGATCATTGTGTCTGGTCGTTTGCAGGTGGAAGATTACGAGAAGAAGGACGGAACCAAAGGTAAGCGGGTCGAGATTGTGGCCGACGAAATCGCAAAGTCGATTCGTTTCAAGCGTGACACGTTGTCCCAGGTCAAGAGTGCTTTCAACGCCAACGAAGTCGCTGAGGATGAATTCTTCTGAACTGCCGCCCGTGAGATGGTGGTGCGCTCTCTGTAGGGAGCGTGTCACCACTCATGTACCATTGATGGAAACCCCATACCATTCGTGTCGCGCCCGTCGAGGCCAGCGGCACAACTTGGAGATCGACGATGAGCAAGCAACGCGCAAAAGGAACGATGTTTGAATCTGCCGTAGCGCAGTTTCTACGTGACAACGGATTCCCTCATGCCGAGCGGCGTGCGTTGCATGGCACCCAAGATAAAGGTGACCTAACTGGGATGCCTGGGCTTGTCATCGAATGTAAGAACCATAAAGAATTGTCGCTCTCAGAGTGGCTTAGAGAAACAGAAACGGAGAGACAGAACGCGGACGCCGAGTTCGGAATCCTTGTCGCCAAAAGGCGTGGGGTTTGGGATGCGGGCCAGTCGTACGCGGTTCTGACACTCGAAGCGATGGCTCGTCTGCTCAAGCAGGCGGGCTACTGACCCCTAGGAGAACTCAATGAGAACGATGTTGGTTACTTGTCTTTTGGCGTTGTCTGGAATCGGATGTGACGGCCCGTCAGATTTCGTCCACAAGGAATCCCCGCCCCCTACTACCACCCCTGCGGTTAGCGTGCCTCAAACGACCGTATACGTGCCTCTCCGCCCGGATTATCAGCAGCCTGTCCAGGTGCCGACGACGTTGCCGGCGACGGATTGTGCCGAGTGGTATCCGCTGGCGATGCAGGTGGGTTGGCCGGCAGAGGAATGGCCGAACGTGGCGAAGATCATGTGGCGCGAATCTCGATGCCGACCCGAAGCACACAACGGAACCGACCCGAACGGCGGCTCATTCGGGCTCATGCAGATCAACGCCTACTGGTGCAAGCCGTCAAGATGGACGGACACCGGCTGGTTGCAAGACCGAATGGTGCTTGACAACTGTCAGGATCTTTACCAACCTGAGACAGTATTGCGAGCCTCGCTGTTGATCTACTTCTACTCGTATGAGAAGCATGGGTACGATCGCCGGTTCGGGCCGTGGACTACAGCGTACGACATCTAGGAGAAACCATGAGCAAAGAAAATCATCCGTCGTTCTACGGCAAAGACGCCAGCAACCTGCCACCCGACCGACGAAACAGAATCCAACACATGATCAAAGAACTACACAAAGACATCAACCAACTCGAATACGATTTCAAGTTTGCACAAATCGTGGCACGGTTCGACAATGATTGACGGCCTGCTTACCTTCCTCGCCGCCTGCTACATCACAGCAGTTCTCGCCGCGTTCTACGTCGCATGGAAAACAAAATGATCGACCAAACATCCTGGATGTCCCAAGCAGCCTGCCGAGGCTGCGACGTAAATCTATTTTTTTCTGAACGTGGCGAACATAAAACAATGATGACCGCCATGGAAATCTGCAACGGCAACAAAACCACGCCGCCATGCCGCGTCAAAAAAGAATGTTTAGAATGGGCAATCAGCCAAAAAGAAGACAATCACGGAATCTTCGGAGGGTTGACACCATCGGCGCGAATCAAACTACGCCGACAGAAACGACGCGAACCAGAACCGGACCCTGAACCAGACTTCGGATACCCAGGCGACAACCACAGAATGTATCGATCGGGCAGACCGCTACGATCCGAACTGCCGAACCGTCCCCTCCCTACCGACTACGAGTGGCATCTCGGGCTCAAACAACTGGTTCGACTTGTCCACGAGGCCGTCATGGCAGACGAAAACAAACAGCGGGCACGAAAAGGAATCGGACCAATTGCAATCCAAATCCGAGACTAACCCGCAACCCGAAACACAACCCTCGGCCTAGCGTGAGCGTGGAACACGCGGCAACCGGCCCACAGGCAGCGGCCTAGCGTGAGCGTGGAAAGCGCGCCAACCACCCCACAGCCAACCCAAAAATTAGTTGCACAGTGCAACTAATCGTCCGGTTAGTTGCACTGTGCAAGTATTGACGCGTGGGGGTGGGGCTCCCACCCCCCAGGGTCTCAGGGGCTCCCCATCGTCGCTGGTGCCCAGTTCCGGACGGGCCCGGCCCCCCGTGTGCTGCTGGTGCTCGCTCGCAGGGACGACGATCACACGGTCAGTGACCCCGCGCTCATGGGCGACGTGTTCCGCGACTCGTCGCGTGACGAACACATACGCACGTTTCCTGGGTCGCCAGTCAGAACGGGGGTCACCAGACGTGACACGCAGCCCGTAGGGGTCCGCCCAGTAACGGCCCGTGCGGATGTCGCGCACGACCCACCCCAGGGGTACAGCGCAGCCCCGGCGGGTCCGCAGCCATGGGAAACGACGAGGGAACATGATCCGAAGACGAGATAGGGGCCCACCCCCGCGAGGATGGGCCCCTATCGGTGCCTAGAACGTCGTCAGACGTGCGGACAGTCCGGACGGTGCCCACGGGCCACGGGCCACGAGCACGACGGACACGGGCCGATCACACGGGCCAGACGGACAGACGCGCGACGGATCACACGACGGGCCACGTCGTAGGCGTGCCAGATCGCGACCCACAGACCC